GGGTAAATACGACGAACAAGGGGAATGCTGATGCGTTTGAATTGAGCAACATCGCCCGTGTCGGTGCTGACTTCGTTCATCAGCCTTTGGTTTTCGAGTAGAACTGCGGTAGCAGAGCGAATATGGCGGTCTTCGATACCTTCGAGGAGTCCGGTCTTCTTCCAGCGAGTTTCTAACTCCCTAGCTTCGTTCAAAAATCTTGAATTTGCGTTCATCTGTTTTTCCTATTCTTTAGGTTAAGGGAATTACTGTTGTTTCTTCAGACCCGACAGGACCAACAATTGGTCATGGTCGTTATTTGCAGCCGAAGCTGCGTACTCGCTGATGACTACATTGTCATTAGCGGTTGTACCTCTCCCCGTTACTTTCTCTGCTTTCTGCAATCTTTCTTTCTGTTCGCTGATAACAGCGGACTTCCTCTCTTTAGCGACGACCTTACGGCTTTCAGTAATGAGTTCCTGAGCCTGACGGACGGCTTCGTTGAGCTTTGTATTCTCTGTGTTAATGCGGATATTGCGTGCTTCGAGAATACGCAGTTGGCCCCTGAGTTCCTCGACTTGCTTTGAGGTTTCTTGCAGCTTGGCGCTGTTGACACCTGCAAAGTCGTCGTCGGACAGGTAGTTTGATGTGATGTCGATGATGCGGTCGAGAGCAACTTTATGCTCTGCCATGCGGGGGTCTTTCAGGATATCTTGGCGTGCTTGCTCGTAGATTTCAGCGCCCTTGAGTTGCAGGAATTGGTCAACCTTGTCAACGATGTATTCCTTCATCTCAGCCAGTTTGTGATCGTACTCCTCGTACATCTCGACTTCCAAGTTGTTGTTCTTTTCACGCTCGCTCTTGAGCATCTGATAGGCTTCCTCGTATCCTTCTTCCAGAGCGGACTTGTACTCTTCGCCTTGGACTTCGAGGCGGGTGCGGAGGTCACCGATGATGGCGTATGCTTCCTCGTAGCCTTGCTCGGCAGTCTTCTCTGCATCTGCAAGCTCGTTGGTCAGTTCGGCATAAGCCTCTTCGAGTTTTTGGTTGTATTCGGTTTCGAGATTCTGCTTGGCTTGCTCGAGCAAACTGTTGACTGACTCGGCAACTTCGTTGACCTCATTCTCGGGAAGAAGCTTCTTTAATGCATCTACAATCTTTTCCATTAGCCTATCCTCGCTTTGTGTTATATATGCTGAACAATAAATTTTTTAACCAAAAAACTATTCCGCTCAAAAAAGCAACTTAATTTCGCAGGTTCTTTGGTGGCGACACATAATATAAGTATGCATCAATATCTATTTTTTTGGACTTAAAGTGAAAAAATTATCTCAAGAGTTTGTGAAGGATGAGTTTGCATCGTATGCTTGCGAATTGCTCGGGGAATATAGTGGTTTTAGCGTACCTGTTGAGTATCGTTGCACATGTGGTGTAGTTGGAAAAATAAGTCTGGACAAGTTTCGGCAGAGGGTTCGTCGTGGTGAGTGTTGCAAGGACTGTGCTGGAGTGTGGACAAAGGATGAGGATTATATATTGCGGGAATGTTATGGTCGTGTGGGTCGTTTGGAGATATTATCTCGATTAAACAACAAGACATACAGTTCTGTTAAGTCTCGTGCTATTGTGTTAGGACTTCGGGGGAACAGGTCGAAGGTGATGGGTATTGTTCGTCGTGGTCGTGGCAGGAGGTATTCGTTTGACAAGGATTTCTTTCGGGTTGCGGGTTTAGTGAACGGTTATTGGGCTGGTTATTTGTGTGGTCATCATTACAGGGTTGATGTTAGAGGTTCATTTTTTCTGAGGGTCTCGGTTGGTCAAGAGGGTGTTTTAAGATCATTTCAGGATGTGATATGTCATACTGGATTGCTTCAGAGGGTGAGTAGTGGCCGGTTGATGTTGGTTTTGCATGGAGTTGAGCGTTGGGTTGAGGATTTGCGGTTGAATTATGGTGATGTATCGGGTCTTGACGAGGGCAAATCTTTAGCTTTCATAGCTGGACTGGTGGATGGTCAGGGTTGTGTTGGTGCGGTGTTGAAGTTGTATGGTAGTCGTGATTTGTTGACATGGGTTAAGGGTTGGTTTGATTCTTGGTATCCAGAATTAAACAAGAAATTAAGGAATTTGCGTTGCATTGAGGGATTGGAATGGGAGTATGAGATATGTGGAGCGAGGGCTCGTTTTTTGATGGAAAAGCTTGGGGAGGGGCGTAGGGTTTAGCTTGATTTTAGTTGTTGTACTAAATCCATGACGCTATTCCACATAACGCCATTGACTCGTATTCCGTCCATGACAACTTCTGGTTTTTCGCCTGCGATAATTCTTTTGGCGTATTCAAGATTTTTTGCCTGTCCTGCTTTTTTAATGCCATCTCCCCAGCCTTGAAATACTTGTGCAATCTCGCTGGGTTTATCAATCGTGGAATAATATTCTTGGAGCCATTGAGTAAAAGTTTTCATGATATTTCCTTAGGTGTTAAAAACAGAAACCGTGATTTTGGTCACGGTTTCTGTTTAAATATAGGGATTAGATAAATTTTACAGTTTGCTTGTGATGTTCTTGGTTTTGCTTTCGATGATGCCACCCAAGCAAGCTAGGAGTGCATCTTTGTTGACGGTTTTGCGAGCAGGGGTGTTTGTTGATGCTGCTGTGGGTGTAGGATTGTAGTTTTCTTTTTTGGTTCCTGCTACTTTCTCTTGGAAAGCGGAGTGGGTGCTGGGATCGGCCACAGCGTCGAAGGTGATGAGCTTGTAGCTTTCACCGATGACGAGTATACCGTTCTCATCGCTTCTTCCGTTTCCTACGCCACGGCTGCTGATACCGATGCGTACGCCGTCATTGAGGAGGCTTTTGAGTATTTTTCCGTGTGGGGTATTGAGGATTTCTCCTTCGCCCATCAGACTGTTTCCATCCCACCACAGCTTGGTGATGATGTGGGAAGCCTTCTCGAAGTGGATAATGCTGTCTGTGGGGTGGTCGAGCTCACCGATGAGGCCACGGGCTTCGATGATGGGCACGAGTTTCTTGACATTTTCGTCTAGAACAGCGTAGGGATAGATTCTCTTGTTCTTGTTGATGGCTTCGGCTTCTTGGAATTTGCCTCGGAAGCGAGTCAGTCCCCTATCGGAAACCGACTCGTTGAGGCTCATGCAGAGGCCTCCGCAGCAGTCAACAAACAGTACCTGATTGTCCATTTTTACTCCTTTATTTTGTTAAACAACAGGTTTGGGCATAACGGGCTTGAGTGACATTGGGTTGTTCAGACCGGGCCAAGTGTTGCTGAAGCGGTCGTCGCCAAGACCCTCGCTGTCGTCAACAACATTCTTTTCCTTCATCTTTGCGTTGACTGCTTTGGGAACATAAGGATTGTTCATGTTGGGCCAAGTGTCATCGTTTGCCAAGTTTGACAGGGCGCTGTATCCCATTTCGTCGGCGTGTCCCTTGTCGTAGTTTTTTCCATCGCTGGCGGGAGCAGCGTCCTTCCAGCCACCTGTGTTGTTGCTGGCGACTGCGTTTTGTTTTGCGTTCCACTTGGTCATGGGGTGTTCGCCTGTGGCGGAAACCTCAACTCCGTGGCCCCATCCTTCTTCGTGCTCTTCGGCAGCTTCCAGCAGATCAGCGAGGTAATCAGCGATTGCCTCGGCCAGTTCCATGTCGGTTTCGCTGTTGCCGTTCAGGATGGAGGAGCACTCACGCATGAAGTCGGCGACTTCGATGCGGGTTGCCTCGTCGCCGGTTTCAGCAGCGATGCGGTGAACCTCGTGCAGAGCCTTATACAGGTCGGAGAAGATGTTCAGTTCGTTTGTAGCACTTTCGTCAAGCTGGTCGAACAGGTGTTGTGCAGCGCTGGAGAATTCCTTGTAGGAATCTTCGCAATCGCTGCATTCGGAGCTCACATCGCTTTGGGCTCCAGCGAGTTGTCCGATCTTGCGGACCTTGTCGGTGAAGGCGTTGTGTGCTGTGCGGAGGATTGCTTCGGCCATGAAGGAGCAAGTTGCATCATCATAGTTGCTGAGGCTTGCGGACTCGAGTGCGAGTGTAATTTGCTCGGCCAGTTCTGTCTCGCTTATGTACAGCAGGTTAGGCCAACGGCTGACGATAGCTTCGAGGGTTTCCTCAAGAGCGGTGTTGTCAGAGATGTTGTTGTAACGCTTGAGGTCGGCCATAGCCTTGACGAAAACTTGGTCTTCGCTGATTTTCTTCATGCTGGAGCGAAGGACCTTGAGTTCGGTGTCCATCGTCTTGAAGTTCATGGAGATAATCTTGCCCTCGTTGCGCTTGTTTTGGGTGGGCAGGGCGATTGCGACGACATTTCCACGCTCGTCGGTTTTGATAGCGGATTCGTTCAGGACAGCGCCTGTGGTTTTGAAGTCGATGTATCCGAGTACATTCTCGCACATCGCACACCATTCTTTCATGGTTTTTGGCTTGATCTTGCGGGCATAGACTCTCCAGCGGGGATTGACACCACCGCTAATTTTGCTGGACGCTTGATCACGGTGACGGCCAAGCTTCTTGCGCTCGCTGGGGCTCATTGCAGCAAGGGTTGCTTTGCGAGCACGGGCACGCTTTGCAACGAGCGAGCGGTCTTGCTTGCGACCTTTGAGGGGAGACTTCTTGCCTGTGGGCTTGGAGACTGTGACCTTGAAAGCCTCGTTGACCATCAATTCACGACGAACGAAGGGCATACTCATGTAGTTCTCGAACATGCTATTTGCTTCGTGATCCTTGTTTTCAAGAATATTGTCGATCATTTTGCTGATTGTCTCACGAGCGGAGTTCTTTTCGGACTCCTCTTCGATGACGAGAATCTGGAGGTTTTCCAGAATAACTTCGTTGTCAGTCATGGTGTATGTGGCGTGGATAAAATTGCCATCGTTGGACTGGTAGGTAACATCAGACTCACCGAATGTATGAAGTTCGAGACTTTCTAGTCCCAAGGTTTTTGCAAGCGTTTCTGCTGCTTCAATCAATTCCTGTTGAGCTTTTGTTAGTGAATTTTCTTCGATTTTCTTGAAGTTATCGAAGCTGATTAGTGTTCTCTTCATAATCAATTGACTCCCTCTATGCTTGTTAAAGTCTGAATACTCATGCGTTACGGCGCTTACTTGCTTATGTTCCAAAGAAACACAATTGCTTTCTTAATGACAGTATGTATACCTCAAGAGTCAAATTCGCACCAATAATCGTTATTTTTAAATCCTTCTAGTATATAAGTATGCAATTGGACTTAAATTTGAGGAAAAATATGAAAACATTTGAGGAGTTTGTTGTCCAGAAGGAAGTGGCAGCATATGACGGTGAGTCAAGCTCCAAGGACCACAATGGTTATGATCCTCAGTCGAAACAGAATTTAGATATAGCTATGGATGCTTTGAAAAGAATTATTGACACAAGGCCTGAAATTATTATAAGTTTTCTGAATCAGTACCGCAACGATCCCGATATCAAGGCCATATTGACTCGTCACAAGTTGGATAGTTTTCAGGATATGCGTCCAAAAATGAACCCTCATTTCACGGAGAAAGGACTTGGAGACAAGACTGGTCAAGAGCCTGATGCTTTGGCTCCTCATTCAGCGGATGTTTATTCTAGCGATGCAAATTAGTGTTTGAACCAGTATTGATTGGCTTTTTTTAGATTTTCCTCGTTGATTGCGTAGCCGCCCATGTCGCCCAGCACGGTATCAGTACCGCAGTTTGGACAGAGGCATGTTTGATCATTATCCGTGTAGTTTGTGATGTCTTTGGTTTCGTATATCTTGCAACAAAAGATACATCCAGCTTGGGTTGACTGCTGGACGAGTCTTTTGTTTTTAAATGCAAGGGACATGAGTTGTTGCACGGGTGTCTGATCCATTAGCTCCTCACGCTGAAGTCGATGTCTTCAAGGTCGGATTCAATATCGAAGCCTTGTAATTCCAGATCATATTTCTTGATATCGTCATCTGTGGGTTCAGCGATGCTGACTGGTTCTGCCATACCAGCCTTCTCTGCTGGTGGTCCTTCGGATGGTGCTGGTAAGCCCTCGGGTGGTGCTTCAGGAGGAGGTCCTCCTTCAGGTGGAGGTCCTTCGGCTCCGGGTTCTGGCATAGCGTTGGGTCCACCTGCTTCTGCGCCAAGTTCTTGGTCTTGGCCTTCGGCACTTGGGATGCCAACTCCCAGAAGTTGTGGATTTTGGGCCAAAACTTGCAATTTGAGATCTTCCAGCTTTTGAATTTTGAGGCGTGCCAGCATTTCGTCGGCATCATCTTGGTTGTATTTGAGGATTTTTGTCATGATGTCAAAGTCTGACATCAACTGACTGCCTTTCAGGGTTCCGGCATTGCCGTATCGGGCATTTACAACTTCTGCTCTTGAGAGTTCTCTCCAATCGCTTGGAGGGGTCATTTTGATACGGAGGTCTTTGTAGCTATCTTCTGGGTATCCTCTGAGTTGAAGGTGTCTTTCTGCTATTTCCATAATTCCGTCTTCAAAGTGGCTTTGAAGTCTTTCGATCATGCGAGCAAATTTAACATCTTGTGCTGAGAGGGTAATTCTTGTAGCGCCGGGGTCTTCGTTGTTGAAGTAATTCTTAGGAAAATTAAGAGCCGTGAGGAGTTTATTTCGGAAATAAACTGCGTCATCGATTTCGCCCAGATTTTCAGCACCGGGTAGTGTATCGATTCTTGTGTTGCTATTTGGACGAATTGGCAACCAGTAGTCTTCGTCTTGTGCTGGAGGCATCCATTTTTCTTCAACTTGATTTGCGCCGGGACTTCCGCTGTTGCTAGTGACTTTTCTTTTGCGAAATTGGTCTTTGATGCGATCCATAAAAGCTTCGGCTTTGAAAGGAGGTAACTGGCCTACATCGATGTAAAAAACCCTTCTTTCAGGTGCCCGTGTGTTATGGGTAGGTGTGCCGTTTGCTATGAAATTGTGTAGTTCATTGTCTACTGTGATGTCATAAACTTCTTCTTGACCACAGGGCGTGATGCTACAAACATTTTCATACTGAGGCAATTCTTTTTCGCTTATTGTTACGGAATGTGATGTGGTAGATTTCATCAAACGATTTTTGGCGATTCCTTTTCTTTGTCTTTCTTTAATTTTACCAGAAGAAAGACCGATTGATGCCCAAACGCTTTTGATATCTTTCACAAGTTCTTTGTTGCAAAGTTCAATCGTGGAAAACCAAGTTCCCTTGAATGTTGTTCTTTGGCAACTATCAGCATCACTAATTCCTTTTACAAAAGCTTTGCGAATTTCGAGGTTGGATGTAAACACCCATTGTGGAATTCTTTTGTTTTTTGCTCCGGGGATGTAGCCCAATTCCAAGAAAATTTCAGCGCCTCTTGCGGATGAGACGCAGTAATTGCCAAATTTTCCTCGTTTATCTGGGTTGTATGATACCTTACCAAAATACTTTTGCAGCAGGCCTGCATACTTTTGATTGACTTTTTGCTTGTCGCCAGCAGAAAAAGCAATTCTGCATAATTTTCTTGAAATGGAACCATCCCCAATCAAGAAGCCAAACAATCTTGCAAATTCTTCATCAACAAATTCTGGAAGATTGATTCTTTCAGAATAAACTTGACTTTTTTTAGCGATGATGAGTTTTGAGTGATCGAGTTCAAAAATATCGCAAACATTTTTGGCTAAATCGATAGGCAAGGCTTTGCCTTCGGTATACAAAAACTGTTTAGCTCTGTTATCTTTTACTTTGCAATTTTTGAGAAGTTTGGAAATATTTTCATAATTTCCATTTCTAAATGCGGTTCTCATTTCTGAGGAAAGTTTGGCCCAAGGTTCTTTGGGGGACTTGGGCATCTGTGTCAATACATTGTCGTTTCTCGTAACGCAAATGAGCTTGTCGGTTTTTGGAATCAAATCTTGAATATCGACATATTGCAGTACGCCTTGACGATTAACAAGTACGGGATGTGTTGCTGTTCCAACGATTTCAATATGCTTGCTCTTGACTGAAAAAACATTTTGAATTCCGTTGTTAACATGACAAGCGACTTTGGTTGGAATCAATTTTCCATCGTAATCGTAGGAGAGAACTGTATCTCCCACTTTGATATCACGAATATTTTTTGTGCCGTTTTGCAAACTTATGACTGTATCGCCAACAAGGCAAAGTCGATATACAACCATAGCATCTTCTAGCATTCTGAGGCTATGTGCTGGTCCACGGGCTGGTTCGATTAGGGATTGTCCGTAGGGATAGAAGGTTTTGCGATCATCACCGATTCGGAAGTGAACAATTTGGCTTGGTGCAAAGCGTATGGCTGTTGTTTGGTTGAGTTCTGTATCGGTCATATCGGTTACGGAGCCACGCACGATGGCTTGATAATCTGGTCCTTCTTTGCTTTGTTGATATTCAATAATTCTGCCTTTGACGGTTTCGATGCGATACATTGTTTCGCATGGGAGAGGCATGGTTCTGTAGATGCCTTCTTTGGGATTTTCTGGATTGATTACGAGTTCAACAAAATAGTCACCTGAAATGCAGAGATTTTTGAACCAAATCCATCCATTTCTGTTGAGGTTAAGCATTTTGCGGTTCATGAGCAGAAAATCAATTTCATCTTTTATATCTTGGTTTTCCGTGGTGATTTTGATGATATTGCCGTTTTCGTCTTTTTGGCAGTTGTGGAGAATGACGCTGTCGGTGGCAAAGCACATTTGTTTTTCGACGGATAGGTCGTAGACATCTTGAACTGGTCCGGGTTCAATGCCTATGATTCTTCTTTCTTTTTCAAATCGGTTGAGTCTTTTAATTTCCTTGGTAGTAAATCCCTCTCGTGCGAGCCATTCGCCAACGGTTCTCCAATCGTGTCCAAGTCTTTCAGCGACTTGTACAGTTTTAAGTCCATCTGCGTATAGTCTGCATCCTAGATTTACGGCTTGCATTTTTGGAGGTATTTTGCCTGTGCGCCAGTCGTCTACGAATTGTCTTTCGTGAATCCAGCCTTTAGTTTTGGTGTAGATTCTGGGGTATTGTGCGGTTCTCAGTCTGGTGTGATTTTGGCTAGCTTTCACACGGTAAAAGGGCATGAGTTCATCTTCGACTTCAAGGTCGCCTGTTTCACACCAAGTGCCGTCTTTTTTTAGAACACGGTGATCTTCTGTGGCTGTGAAGGTTGATCCATCATCGAGGACGACTGTGATGGTGGGTGCACGCTTTACGAGTCGTGGAGCGTATGCCCAGCCCAAGGTGTAGTCGTTTTTCTCGAAATCATAGCAATAAACAAGGAATCTTTCGTCGGCTCTTTTTTCTGTGAGTTCCTTGATGGTGATAAATCCGAAGGGAGTGGCAATTTTAGTGTCACCGGCAACACAAGCTTCGTCTGCAAAGACGGTCATGGCAGCTTCGATTTCTGGAACATTACGAAGTCTTTCGTACTCTTTATAACGCATAGCACGATTTGACAGCGTAGTGGTGTCAATCATGTCATTCGTTTGGCGGTAGCTGCTGAGTCCTCCGCTTACATTCTGCGGATTATTGATATCTGCGCCGATAGCTTCTGGTTGGCTGATGCCTGCGGAACTGAACTGACGGGGGTCTTTACGGCGAGCGAGCGGATCGGCTTCGCTGGAGTAGGAAAAAAGCTTGAAAAAATCAGACCATAACGGAGCCATTTTTAGTTCCCTTGCATAATCACGCTTATTTTAGTTATCAAAGTAAAGGGATTTTTCTTCCAAAGGACATCATGAAAAAAATAGTTTTAATTTGCAGTCATGAGTATTCAGGATCGACTGCCTTATATGAGTCGTTGAATGATCATATTAGGATTCAGGGTTTTAGAAACAAAAACAGATATGAGAGTCCCTTGAGTTTGTATTATCTAACAAAAAATCATCATAAATTAAGCAATAAATCAGCAATTTTTTTGGATGAGGTTGTACGGAATCATCAAATTAGCACCAAATCGGTTTATGATTACTGCAAGTTAATCTTTGTTTTGAGGGAGCCAGAAGCTGTAATGGGCTATATGGTTGGCAACGAAAAAAGAAATCCATCATTTGCTTGCAGATATTATAATTTTAGGTTACGCAGACTTTATGAGATGTCAAAAAAGGCATCGGGGTCATTGTTATTGACATATGATGATTTAGCAAGTAACCGTGGTATTGAGTTGGTTGATAAATATTTAGGACTAAAAACAAGTATCAATTTTGATCCAAATTTATTGATTCCTTTTCAGAGAACATTCAATTTAGATTTGATAACGCCCAAGGATATGGATGTTTTGAGGGACTCTTATGAGCGTTATCTTTATCTCATGACGCAGAATTTAGTGAGGGTCAATTGATTTTAGAGTGCCATCGGAGTTGCGGTGATATTCTTTTGCAATTCCTGTGTTTTGGCTGAAGTCAATTCCATTATCTGCTGTAGTAATTTTGATATCTGGTGATTTTTCGATAAAATATGTAATTGCATCTTGGGTGCGCTTAAGTTCGTCTTTAATTTCTTGTAGACTGGGTTTGTGCTGGTGAGTACCGTATTCGATAACAGTAGCGAAGCTGCCGTTTCGATAGAACCAGTCAACTTCAGTACCATCGATTGGTGATTTGTAAAGTTCAGCACAATGAATCATTTTGTAATTAGCCATTTTAGCCATTTTGCCAACAATCGCATCATAATCTGATTGGTTGGGATTTTTGCCATATTGATCGCCGTAAGGAATGAGAAAAAATCTGCCGTATGTGTGGCCTGACAAAACTGCGTGAGGTTTAATTTTCCAGTAGAATTCACGGAGTGCAGCAACGCTGGGCGTGCTTTGGTGTGTTTTGTTTTTAGGAGTGGGGAAGTCACGGTTGGGATCAACGCCATCAACAAATCTCTGCTGGGTATAGCTGTCGGGAGAAACGACTGGAATAAAATAAATATCACGAGAATTTATGAGTGTTTTTATTTTGGGATCGGTAGAATAATTCTTGATTAAATTGCCCAAGTATCCCATAGTTACACCTGCGCTCCATGATTCGTTTCCGTGGATGCAGGCTGTAATAAGAATGACTGGTTTGGTATTTTTATCTAATTTATTATTGACTCGAATATAAAAGAGGTCTGTGCCCTTTTTAGATTGGCCGTATATGCCAACTTCTGTGAGGTCTGGAGCTTCTTTATTCCAAGTTTTGAGTTGTTCGACGGTTTGAGGATAAGAGAGGTGTTGTGGAATGGGGTTGGAAATCTGTGGAGAGCTTGGTTCTGGAGGCGTTTGTGGTTTTGCTTCAGGAGCTATTTTTTCTGGAACCGGAGCAACTTTAGGCTCAGGGTAAGACTTTGTTTTTAGGTTAAATGTTAAGGTTAAGGCAAGAGATAAGATTCCAATCAGCATCAGTTTTGAAAAATCGTTTTTCATGACCCTCCTTGTAAAATATGTCGGCAAACTATATATTCATTATGAAGCAATCTTTCCTTGATTATCTGAACAAAAAAGAGTGGTTTGGCGGGAGTGCCAACGATCCTTCTAATGTGGAGGACGAGGGCGATGGTGGCGATGGAGTGGCCAAGAGGATGATCACACCGGGAGCATTTCCCACATATTCGGACAATGAGCTTCCAATTACAGCAAAAAACCGCAAAAACAAGATTCGTTATATGAAAAAAGACTGTAATTGCGATAAGAAAAAATAAAAACCCGCCTTTTTAGGGCGGGTTTATTTTATTGTTTCAAAGGTTGCAGGATGTATTCCTTGTCGTAAACCTGTTGTTCCTGTCCACGGTCGATGATTGGCAGGTCTTGAATTTTAGGAGCGTACTTTAAGGGGATGATGTCGTTATCAGCGTAGACTGCTGAAACCCATCCATCAAAGTGGCGGTTGAATTCTGTCATAGTCCAAGTTCTGATAGCTAGGCTTCTATCGCTGTTGTTGATATATTTGACGATGCCTTTCTTTTCATCATAGTGGACTAAGACCATAGCGTGGCCGGGGATACAGAACAGGCAACCACGGCGTTCTTTGACAACGCTTTTGATGATAAGGCTACGGTCACGGGGGTCCGTGGTTGTTTCAAATTTAACATTGAGTTGTTTCATTTTGCGTGAAAAACTGTATGTGTTTGCGTAGCTTTTGCATTCAGGATCGTTGGTAAGTCCGATCAGTTTAGGTTCTTCGGCATATCTGCCGAGGAGTTCTGTTGAGGCCCAGACGCATTGGATGCCGGTTTTGTTGAAGACCCTATCCTTCATGGGGACTGGGACCATGACATCAGCTAGATCGTCATCGACAGCGCCTTCGATGGCTGCGATGGGATTAGTGTCTGCTGCCAGATAAACATTTGGGTATTGACGATTTCTTATATCGTCAACTGATGGCGCTTGTGCCGTTGCAGGCAAAACTGTCGCAACAGCAGCAAAAAACGCAAAAAATCTTTTCATGAACCTCCTTGTCATGTTAAGAGTATTGTTCGATGTTGTCATAAGATTTATCTTGATATAATACTAAAATATATATGGCTTGATTTTTGAATATCTAAAAAATAAGCCCAGCGAAAAGCTGGGCTTTGATGAAAATAATGACGAAAATCAGTAATCGTCTTCTTCGTCCTGATCTTCTTCGTCTAAATCATCATCATCTTCATCATCCCAGTCCTCATCGTCTTCATCGTCTTCATCGTCTTCATCGTCTTCGTCCCAGTCTTCATCTTCGTCTTCATCTTCGTCATCTTCGTCATCTTCGTCTTCTTCTTCCCATCCGTAATCATCGTCTTCATCTTCGTCGTCTTCGTCTTCATCCCAATCATCTTTGTCATCTTCGTCCTCATCATCATAACTAGAGTTATGAAGTTGGTCGGCTTGCATGAACCAATAATCTTTTAAAATGTCTTCTGACACGGATATTCTCCTTTTGTTGCGGGATGAATAATAAATAATATAGGAGGGTGTCATGAAAAAAATAGTTTTATTTTTATATTTTTTGATTATTTCGTTAACGGGTTGTAGTTTCGCTTCTTTTATTTATGCTCCAATAGTAACTGGATATATCATGTGGAAAGATGGCGAGGCTCACAAGTATTACAACGAAGAAGTAAAAAATATGTATCGAGCCACAAAGAATTCACTAAAGGAATTGAATTATCCGATTGTGAAAGATGAAGAAACATCATATGGATATTACATAGTTGCTGGCGATGGTGATAGATTTAAAATCAGGATTAGAGAAGCCAAGCCACACATCACGGAAGTAAAAATTCGCATCAACTTTATGGGCAACAAGCCTTATGCAGAACTTATCTACCAGCAGATTGATGCGAACACAAACACAATTAATTATGACGATGAGGGCAAGCCTGTTCGTCTGAAGAACAGGCTTCGCAAATCAGCAGACCTTCCTTGAAAGGCTGCTTCCGACTGAATATTTTGCAATTCCCCCTGTGTTTACCTTGGTGTAGCAGCCAAGTTTAGGAGGGGCTGGAACAGGAGGAGAAGCGCAGTCGCAGGGCTTGGGTTCGCATCCTTTTGCGCACTTAATGCAGCCTGAGTTGTTCTTAGGCTTCCAAGGTTTTTGGTACTCAGGCGAACCGGGAATGCAGTAATTTGGTTTGTTGCAACCACATGCTATTTGTTTGCGAACAAGTTTGTTGTTGATCACTTCAAAAAGAGCCTTGTCGTGATTTCCAACCAAATTTTTTAAATTCAGTTGATTAAGGCAGTTGAGTGCTGCTTCAACAACTTCAGCATGTGTTGTTTCTTCTACATGCTCAAGCTGTCCCTCGGGAGAAAAGAAATAGGCTGATTGTGCAGCAATTTCGACTTCAACGCTGAGAAGGGGATTGTTGTTAAGGGCCATGATTCCCGCTTCATCAACAAGCTTGATTGTTTTTGAAGAGGTGGTTCTGACAACGATCACATCTTCGTCATCGATTTCATATTCGCCTTTAATGTTGTTCAAAACATCTTCGAGAGACATGGTTCTGAGCATGGCTATTGGAGCAGTAGTAATTTTGCTATCGGCAAAACATTGAGTCATAATTTGTTGATATTTGTTGCCATTTCTTTGATCTGCGAGAAGCATTTCTTGGCAGACAGATTTGAAAAATCTTGTTGAAGCTGCTGCTTTTGTGCAAGCTTGCAGGAAGTAGCTTGTGATTGTGTCACGGGCTGCTGTAAGGGCAACTTTAGCAGTTTGTCCTGTGGTGATGTTTTTGTTCATTATGCGTAGAAGCAGATCGTAAAACATGCTGCTGAAAACACGGCTAAAGTTGTGTGATTCGTTGATGAGAATATTGTCAGGTCCATATGTAGGAAGGGTTTCTGGCTTTACATATTTAAACTTGATGGAAAGATCACGAAGACAGTTGCTGAGTTCGCCATCTGCGCCATTGGTGAGGTTGTAGAGCCCTACACCCATGTCTATGGCCAATTTACTGATCACATTCGATTTAGTGAGATCAGAACCTGTGTCGGCAAGTGCCTTGTCGATGAGTTGTGGAAATTGCAAGCTGCTAATAAGTGCTGTGATGTCACCAAAAGCCTCATGAAAAGCCCAGACTTCTGGTGCTGCGAGGCTCCACAGGTCTGGTCTTATAATATCGAGAAAAGCGTGGCCAAATTCGTGGGCGACAACGCTTCTGGAATCACATGCGAAAATATTTTTATTTCTAACCGTGTCTTTGAAATAAAAGAATTTGAGTGAGCTTCTGTCGTAGTATGCGTTAATGTCTTGTCCTGCTCTGGGATAGAGATTTAATGCAGAAGTTGAAGCCCATTTATTGATTGTTTTTGGGCTTTTGGACTTCATGTAGGAAAGTGCATTGTTGACAATTTGACGAAGTGCCAAAGCCTGCTGGGGTATGCTGCCCAAGGTTTGCCCACCTGTGGTTTCGCCAATGGCACGCATAGGGAGAATGTTTGCAGTAATCGGTTCGTTGATTACATATAGAGGTTCTGATGCATCAATAAGGTATGTTTTATTTGTTGTTGCAACGGGTTTTGGAGACGCTTTGGGCGTAGTGATTGCCAATCCTTGCACTACTTGGTCTTTTTTGCTTATCAGCCAATTGATCAATCCTTTTATCATATTGCTCCTTTATAAAGTGAAAGACACATATGTATATAGTGGTCAGAGGTTGAATCATGAATCGTGAAGACAGGCTAAGAGAGGCAAGGACTACCGAAGCCATGAAGAAGGGCTATACGGGCATGGAGGGCAAGTTTTCAGTCATAGCACGAAGATTGGGAGAACCTGTGTTGCAGCAAGGCAGTAGTTGTTATGAACAAACTTTTTTAGAAGACCCGTTTGCTGCCGAATTTATGGATGAAAGTTTGCCGACTTTAGAGGAGGACGACAACAGTTATGAGATAGGTTTGCATTTTGACGGTTTATCTCGTGGAGCGAATCTTTCCATATTTGTTCATCATTACAACAAAGAAATCGTAGTAGAATTTGAAGGGAGAAAAGTATATCGAGAAATCGCTGGAGAACTGGAAAGATTTGCTCCGGGGGTCTGGGAAGAAAGGACAGAATCATTTTACAAGTCGGCCAAGTTGATTGAGAGGCGACAGAAACCACTTGAACGCAAGAAAATGATTGAAGAAGCAGACAAGAAAAGAAAGGAAATTTTTGATGACTTCAAATCTAAATGGGGACTTGCTTAAAATGTAGGAAACCATCAAAGGAGTGTGATATGGGCGACGAGATTCGAGACCTCTTATTAAGCGGTTTCATGATTTATCCTTCTGCTGGAAAGTTTATAGTAAAAAAGGAGTCAGTTCCATCGAGTCAGTATCAAATAGAACCTCATGAGTGTGATTCATATGCGGAGGCCATAGAGTTGGCTTCGCAACTATTGAAGACTCCCAGAGAAGCAACTTGGGCTGTGACTGTGCGTTACAACCGTGGCCTTGGTGTCGAATATAAGAATTTAAGTGATGTAATTGCTTCATCAAAAGAAATTGCTTTGCAAAATGCTGAAATTTTAGCGGAAAATCATTTTAAGAAGCAAAAAGTCATGATTTCCGGTGTGAAAGTACAACCCAAAATTGACGACAAGTGGGATAAATAAGTATAGCACATCCTACGAGTCGAAGGGAGTAAAAATGGATGACAATATGAAGGTGGAAAAGTGGACTTTGGAAGACGGCAGGAGGGCCGAGCGCAGAGTCGTTGAGGTCAAAAATGCTGATGGGCAAGGAGAAAAAATTGTTGAGTTGCATGTTGAGGACGAGCGTCCTTTGAAATTACAACAACGCATCATCGAGCGTACCAAGCCGATGTTGTATGAGCGCAAGATCGAGGTCGTTGACCCTGTGAGCGGCAATGTCGTGGAGGAAAAGATTGAAGCACTTGTTGGAGCCAAGGGCGGGGAGAGCAGCTTTGTGACCAAAGAAGAGCTCCTTGCAGTTTTGGGCTCCTTGAAGAACAAGGAGGAAGTCAAAGTTTTGGCAGCAGCTAAAACTGAAGCTAACAAAAAAGTTGTTAAAAGTTTAGGTTTAGCGGAGGAACTTGAAAAAATGACAAAACCACAAAAGGATGGTATGTCCATGATGGACAAAGTGCTTTTGGTTGTTATTGCTGCTCAAATTATTGGTTTGGGCTATATTCTCTTTTTCATGTAATACAAAAGGAGCGCCATGCCCTCCTATGAAGCATGGAAAAAACTGATACCAAATGATTGGGCAAGTTGTGTTAAAATACACAACTTGCCTTTTTCGTTTAAATCTACAATTGTTGTTCCTGTGTATGATATGGGTTTATCAGCAGAAACTTGGAGTTATTTTGATTTTAAGCAGGCTAAAGCTCAGGCTCAAGCTCGGTGCACGGGCCTAGCAGATCATTTTCAGTAAGAACATAAGGCTGCGAGAATATTGAATCGGGATTTTTGTTTGAATTGGTGTAAGTGTAGCAAATTTTTGTACCCAACATGCCTGTTTTCGCACCTGTCTGATAGATCAATTGGTTTGTGATACGATCAGAGCCGTCAACGGTGTTGATAGTGCAGAGGAAAGCTCCGCAGCGTCCACCGAGGTGTTCATAATCTTGTTTAACATCTTCGTAGTTCAAACCGGCGTTGGCAAGAACTGTAACTTCACTATCTGTGAAAACATCGCCGGTATTTCCAGCGATTGTGACATTGACAGCTACAGTAAAAGTATCATCATCGATTAGCGTTACGGTTTGTAATCCATCCAATGATGGAGTTGAGTTACTATTGGCAAAGTATACTGCATCTCCATTGGCAAAACCATGCCCCGGACATAATACCACAGTTGGGTCTGCTACACTATTTCCAACAATATTTTTACCGATTCTGATGAGTTGTCCGTTAGATTCAGGCGTTGCAAATCTGTTGTCGATTGTATCTTTGTCAAAGTAAGAGGGTATATCAGCATAGCCAGCATACTTATTGAATCTGAGAACTAATTCCATACTGCTGTTTGAAACATAACTTTTCATCAAAGAAGCTGGTTTTAACTGTCGAATTCCAATTTGTTTGCCGTTGTAGAGGGATGCCGAAAAGAATTGTTGGAATACAGTATCGCTGTTTAACGCTGCAACCAGATCATCGGCTGTAATAGAAGAAATCATGCCTAAACTTACGGTAAAGCTAGACCAGTTTTTAAAATCTGGTCCAAAAGCGTAATTGAAGATTAAATCGGTGTCTACGCTCGATAGGTCAAAAGGACCAGAATTCCAGCAGATAAAAAACTCACCGTGGTTGCGATTTTGCGGTACTTTGAAGCTGAGAGTGAAAGCTCTGGAATCACCCACGACATAGTTGCCGAGATATTCGTTGAAAAGATTTTGATAAAATGCCATTTTTTGCCTTCCATTCTTAATGCAAAAAGCCTATTCACACATTTTATGTAGCGTGTGAATAGGCTTTTTTGTCAAATTTATTGACTTAGATTCCAGTCTTGGTAAGGTCGTTATATGAGCGCCTCACAAGAGTGCTGCGGTTGGTCTTGCTTCTACGAAGAGGATTGTCGAGTCTGAGACTATGGGTTCGGGCAATCTTCTTACGGCAGTAAGTCTTTAGAGGAGCGGTGTTTTCGGTACGGACGGCGTTGCCCTCACGCAACTCATAACCCGTGAATGATTCATCGGTTTGAGCCGTGATGAGCACAGTTCTACGCACAGGATGAGTATGGGTGCCCTTGTACCAGAAACGGGCAACGGGCAAATTAGAAACGAGCTTAGGTGTAAAGTACAAGGGGAGTGAGGTGGTGGACTTACGGTTCATAGTCAATCCTTTCTTATTAATTTAAAGCAACAAGTTATTTTAAGATCGTATCTGAATAAGGTCAAACGCCACGCAATATTTGCCGGAAGTGATCGACATCTTCCCTGCTGTGTTCAACCTGCTTTTCATAAAATATTTCAATCCAAGTGCCATCCGTGCCACCCAACTCAACAGCCTGCTCCATTCTTTTGACATAATTGTCAACAACTTCAGATTCCATCTTGAGAGCGTGCTGAATAATATCCTTGGCAGTAGCAAGGTCGGGAATTTGTTCATCACCCCAACCATTCACGATTGAACCACCTAAACCGACAATCATGTCTGAAAATTCTGTGACATGGCCCATTTCGTTTGCAGCTTCTTTGAGGAAAAGTTCTTTGTATTCATGGCAATGCAATCCCACAACCTTGCTGGCGTGATATAAGTAAAACCTCATGTGAGACCATTCACGATGGAGGTCTTCATTAATAAGTTTGAGCATAGTTTCAAGGTTCATGGCTTATCTCCAAATTGCATGTCTTTCTGGCCGTGGTCGTGACTATAGTCCATTTCTTTGAATGAACCGTAGTCGAATGCTGGTTTTTTGTCGGCATTGCAAACATTCCAAGCCAACTCAAAACCATATTTTGTAACTTTCTCAAGACCTTCGTAGTTAATTTTATCTGGTGTATCTTTGGGAGTGTGGTAGTAAGGGTGAAGTCCTGTGTGTAAGAAAGCTACTGGTACTTTTTTATTATAGAAAGGCGCATGATCACTTCCACTTGCGCCTCTAAGTGTTACGGTTTTTGCAAACGCATATTTTTTTGACAACTCATTAATTGCTGACCCGATATCCGGTGAACTTTCATTTGTTTCAAAAGCAACTGTTTTGCCTTGATTTAAATATCCAATCATATCCATGTTTAGCATGAATACATGCTTAGTGATATCTGGATTCCCTTTGGGGAAAAGAGGATTGTTGACATAATGATAACTGCCCAACAAGCCCATTTCTTCACCAGAAAAAGCCATAAATATTACAGTTCTCTTGTTTTGTCCTTCAAGATATTTGAAGGCACGGGCAATTTCCATGAGTGCTGCTGTTCCGGTTGCGTTGTCGTCGGCACCGGGATGTATTTTACCACCTCCCCAACGGCTCATAGATGGTCCATAACCGATGTGATCCATGTGAGCACCAATAACCACAACTTCATCTTTTAGATTCTCATCACTTCCTTCGATCCAAGCATATACATTTTGTGAGAACGCATCCCCAACTTCGTTGTTAGGTCCGGGGTTAGTTCTGCGAATTGAGAATTTGTGATATTCCGTGGGCAGTCCTATTGATTCAAAATTCTTTTTGACATGTGATGCTGCCAGCTTATTGCCATTCTTACCAGACATTCTGCCTTCAAATTTGTCTGATGCCAGAAGTTCAACATTTTCTTTTAAAGGTTGTCTTTCAATTTTTTTTACAGCTTCTTCAACGGTGGCAAGTGGTGGCTTTTTCTCCTCTTGAGGCAGTTCTTTTTTGGTTTCTGGCTTTTGAATCTGCTCGACTGGCTCATGCGTGTTAATTGGCTTGCTTAGTAAAACAACGAGAAATACTACTGCTAAAACAAGGGCGGTTATCTGTAATCTGCGCATATTGCTTCCGTTTTGATATATAAGATGGCTCTTTATATAGAGTAAGGTGGACCGTGGATCAGCCAACATTTTTTAAAAGCGTCAAAGAATCAGCTTGGCGTGGCAATTTCAAATCGTTGAAAGAATATTACCAGTTGGGTGGAAACATGTACCCAAATACTGGTCGTTATGAATTTGATCCACGATACTATGAATTCAACAAATACGAGCTTGAAATCGATCCAGATGAGCCGATGGATGCCGTTGAAAATTACGATGCAGCACGCAGAAAAAAGGAAATCATCAAGTGTACTGAAAGTTTTTCATATTTTTGTCATAAGTATGTCAAGATTTTGCATCCCATGCGGGGCTTGATTCCATTTGTTTTATTTAAATATCAGAAAAAAACTATTCACGACTATGAGAGCAACAGGTTTAACATCATTTCAAAATTCCGGCAGGGCGGTCTGACAACAGTTACCTTGTTGTGGGGTTTGTGGCGTTGCATGTTTCAGCTAGATCAGCAGATCATGTTAATCTCAAAGACCGAC